ATCAGTTCTGCTTACCGACGAATTCTTCGACGGCGAGCTAACCCGCTATTCACTGGATGAGCAGGTTACACACTACGAGGATCTCAAGAGATCTCGTAAGTTGTTCAAACAAGTTATACACTTGGATGAACCGGCGACAGGAATGTCGCAACTCGACGATGTCCCCAGGTGGATATCGTCGTTCCTCCGGCCTGCTTGGAGCAGGGCGGTGAAGCATGAGGGATTCTCAAGGTTATACCTTGCAGGAACCCTGTCCCAGACCAGAGGTGCTGGGACACCACCTCCTCTTGTCGTTTTACGAAGCAAGAGGAAGTTCCTGATGTCTGTCTCAGAACAGCCACCAGAGATATCTGAAACGCGCAAAGCATTGGTCTTTGCGGCGTTCGATGACATAATCCGGGATTTACCGGACCATGTCTTTTCAGGGCTGGACACGAAAGCTCGTGTCACAGTCACAGGTTCTGCCTGTTGGGAATCCACCAGGAAGGAGGGCGGTACCGCCCAAGCCATACTTGAGCTAATGCTCAAGTATGACGAGATGCCCATTCCCATTCGGGACATGGACACTGGAACAGTGCTCGAATATCGTAATAAGAACGATTTCGAGAGTATCGGGACAGCCATATTTCATGCCTGTCTTGACGAGGTCCTCTACACACCTGTAGAAGAACTCAGAGAGGTTCTGCTCACCATTGTGAGGGAACCCAGTAAAGCACGCGTTGTCACCAAGGGACATGCGTGTCTGAAGATTGTGTTAGACACAGTCTCCAAGATATGCGCGTGGCCCCTTAAGAAGGGGTTCACGAGCTCTGCATCCGGAATGGGTAAATCCCACCACGGATGGAATCTCTTCAGGGACTTTTCCACGGAAGAGATGCATGACCTCCTGTTCTCCGAAGACCGGAGCAGGAGGGTTGACGATCTATTCAATGATCATATTGATAGAACGCAGTACTGGCAGGACCTTTGGTTCTGCAGTACGGACTTTCAAGAGGCGACTGATCGCCTAGTCCATTCCATTGCTAGAGGTATCTCTAGGAAGTGGATGCTAAAATGTGGGATTCCCCCCATTTTGCAAGGAATCGTGATGGGAGTATGCTTCCAACCACGAAAAGTCTACTTTACGGCCACTGGGCCGCTAAGTGACATCGGTCAACCATCGGACGGTGACCGCAGAGTACTTACCCTGTACAGGGGAGTACTCATGGGGGATCCACTTACAAAAGTGATCCTCCATTTCGCGAACATAATTTCGCGGAAACTTGGGGAGGACATGTCCTCTGGCCAAGTTTTCAAATCCTTCAGAAATTCTTCTGAAGCATTTGAAGTTTTCATAGAGACGTCTATGAAAACTTAATAACACCCGAAACACATGCGTGTTTGGGCGGTGTAAAGTAAAGGCTCCTATTGGAGCGGCATTACG